CCCGTGGCTTCCGGCGATTATTTCAATTATCGCATTAATCGCTGCATACACCAAAGGATAATATCATCAATGCCGTGCCCGTAAGACTTCATAAGGGCTAAAACAGAAATGATGGTTGTAATAGTGTAAGGAATCCATTTTTTGCGTGATTCGTTTTTTAAATAGCGAAGATAACCTTTTCCATCTTCAGTAATAGCATAGGAAAATTCACTAGCCATCGTATCGACATCTATTGTTGACACGGAACGAGTGACAAATGCAGAAGAGACTAATTGATCTAGACAGTCTTCGGGAAGAGTGTTTGATTCAGGCGGAGCAATCGAAGTGACTTTCGAAAAATGCTTCAGTAATTTAAAAGATTCTTTACTTAGAAAATTAGTACTTGCCATGAAAAACTCCTTTCTTTTGTACTCGGCCCTAGCGGGAGCCTGTAAGGAAAGTATAGGAGAAGAAATAGAAAATAGCAACAAGTACAAACCGTAGCACATAAACTTTTCTAGGAGGTGATGCAGGTGATCGTAGAGATCAAAAAGACAGAAAGCGGATGCACATATAAATTCGATGATTCTGCTTATCTGGGGAAAAGCGAAAAGGAGCATGAAAAAGTGATCAATGATGTATCAACTATCATAAACGAGCATCTGAGATCAAGAAAGGATAAAACCGCTTAGGCGGTGGAAAGAAGGACAAGCATGGAGGATTGTTGCTACTGTCAGCATAGAAATAATTGTATGGAACGCAGTCGATGTTATCCGTGCGCATCATACAAGAAGGAAGGAGGGCGCAGCGGATGTATATCATTACAGCAAAACACAAGGGAAATAAAATCACAAGAAAAGCAGTCAGTGACACTCAGGCATCTGCGATCATAAATCAGCTGTTGCGTAAGGGATGCACCGAAATAGGAATAAAGGAGGAAAAAAGGAATGCAACAGAAGGAATTTGTTTTATACAAAAGAAGGTTACTGAGTCTGATCCCGGGAAAATTGCAGGACATTCCGAACAGGGGAGTGAAGATCAAGTTTTTCCGTTCCAGCCTGATCGAGCAGATTGAAAAGGAAAAGGACTGGCAGTTCACCGGGGAACAGGCAGCAGAGCTGATTCGGATGGCAATCTATCCGGATCTGAGATCAGAGGAAGAGCGGATGCAGTATGAAGATTTCCTCATGAATGGATTGGACAGAGTTATGTCAGAGAATGAGGAATGAGCCAGAAACGCGGAAGAAGGGAGAAAGACCACATATGGATTATCAGATGGACGAAAACACAGGAACTGGGCTGTTGCTCTGGGACATGGGAAGAAGCGAACGAGTACGCCAGGAAGAAGAACAAAGGAGAATACATCATATTAGAATGAGCCTTTGGAGAACAAGGTTTATCACAGGCGTTGGAATGCTTGTTGGACTCTTCTATGCTTCCGGAGCAGCAATTACATATTCCATATCAGTCAAAACGCCGGAGTCAACGCTGGAGCGCGTCCTGATCGGACTGGCTGGATCAGCAAGCTTCTATGCGCTGAATTCGATCGCAAGGACGCTGGAAAAACAGATAAAAAAATAACACTTCCGGAGGTAACGGAAGTGTTGAATGCAAGACTTTTGTCTCGCAGATATTAAAGACATTATTATCTTAACATCTGTGGGGCAGGAAGTCAAGAAAAACGGGGGTTCTGCACCATTTTAATACTCGATTAAGATATTAAAGATAGAGGTATACGATGGCAACGAAGAGAGTAACACACACCTTCCGGAAAGGAGACATCCTGGAGGTGAAGGAATACCATGATGGCAGGTATGGAGCAAGGGGACTGCCAAGAGAAAAGAAGAGAAAGCCTACACCGGAGCAGATGGCAGTAGTGAATGCTATGAATAAAGCAGAGACAGCCAGACACAGATTGTTGGAGTACTTTGGGAAGGGGGACTACTTCCTGACGTTGACGTACAGAGTCGAGGCAAGACCTCCGGACATGGCGAAAGCAAAGAAGGATTTCACGAATCTGATAAGCAAGCTAAGGACAAGATACAAGAAAGAACAGATCGAATTGCGCTGGATTCGGAACATTGAGAAAGGAACCAAGGGAGCATGGCACATTCATATGGTCATCACCGGATGCCGGGATACGATCCGCTGGGTGGAGGAATGTTGGCCACATGGTGGAATCTATGCAGAACAACTGGAGAAAAGCAAATACTACGAAGAGGATTTCTCACAGCTTGCATCCTACATCACCAAAAACGAGAAGGTGGGAGAAAAGAGGGAAGACGGAAAGAGGGACAAGCCAAGACTCAGCGAATCCAGTTACAGCACTTCGCGGAACATGCCGTTGAAACCACCAAAGAAGAAAAAACTGGCAAGATGGCCGAAAGAAATCAAACAGAAGAATGGATATTACATTGCCAAGAGCTATGAAGGAATCAATCCGGCTACAGGATTCAAATACCGGAGATATACATTGATCAGGCTGAACAGGAGGATTTGAAGAATGAAGACGGTGAAGATCTACATAGAAACCACGATCACAGGACCGGCAGCACCAAAGAGAGGAGGATATGCTGCAGCCTTAACATTTACAAGGAGAAACGGAGATATTGAAGACCGATTCCTGAAAGGAGAAGAGGAAGGAACAACTTATAACCGCAGCGTGCTTCTGGCAATGATCTATGCACTGCAAAAGCTTAAAGAACCATGCAGAGTTGTGTTCTACACGAGGAACACGTACATCAAGAACATGATACTGGCAGATAATCCGGAAAAGTGGAGACGAGCAGAATGGAAGAAATCAGATGGAAAAGGCATACAGAATCAAGATCTGTGGAAAATGTTCTTGGAAGAGAGCACAGAACACGAAATAGAAATTGTGTATGAAAAAGACAGCGAGTATAAGGAGACGCTACAAGCGTACTTACAAGGAAAAGAGGTATAAAGATGTTTGATAAATTTGGAGAATTTGATTCTTACGAGGAGATTAACCGTGCGGCCAAAGCACAGTTAGAAGAGGGAGATTTAGAAGCGATTAAGACAATCGCAGAGGAGAACGGACTGGATCCGGAAGACGCAGAGGACTTTTGCACCGGTGCAATCGAGGAGCTGACTACTCCATGTTTGGCCGCAATTGGAAAACTGGAACTGGAAGCGAAGGACCTGAAACTGGAAGGAGCACTGAAAGACTGGACAGATTCCATCAAACAATCATGCATGGAAAATGAAGGGATGGCTCTTGCAGTCAGAAAGAAAGGAAAATCACTGAAAGACTGCATGGCAATGATCTTGAAGAAAGCGTTCGGGGAAAAGACACAGTTAGATGACAGGATCACAAAGGCAGCAGGATTGACACCACCGTTGTATATCAGCATACCGGGAAAGGCACAGATCAAAGAGATCGTGAGGGAGTATTACCTGGGTGAGAAGAAATGAGAGTATACAAAGGGTTCAATAAAAAAATTCAGGCAAAACACGGAAAAGGGACATTCCAGTACGAGAAAGGGAAGACCTACAAAGAAGAGAAAAGCAAAACAAGATCCACTGGATTCCATGCGGCGGAGTATATCCTGGATTGCCTGCAGTGGTATCCGATCGATGGAAAGAACAAATTCTTCCTGTGCGAAGCTGGCGGAAGTATAGACGAAGAGGATGGATGCTCGATGGTCGTATCTACAGAGCTGACATTATTAAGAGAACTGACACTTATGGAGATTGCAATGGCGGCAATGGAATATATGATCATCCATCCGAAGAGAACGTGGGAGAAAAGAGAAAGAGGTGCATACGCAGAAAAAGAGCGGTCAAAAGCAATCGGAGAGACAAAGATAGCAATCGCAAGAGGAAAACATCCGAAAGTGAAAGGCGAATACGGAACCGTGATCGGACTGATCGTAGAGGACGAGAAAGGTAAGCCAGTGGCAGCAGGCGTGAGGAATGTTGACGGAATACAAGCGAAAGCGCATCAGATCTATTCCATGACAGAAGAAAGAGAATGGGTGGAGGTGCAGAAATGAAACGAAAAGCGATTGAACGCATCAAACCGAAGAAACCGGAAGGAAAAGGACTTACAGCCACGCTGCAGGAGTTGGGGGAAATCCTGATCCTAAATATCTATCAGGCGAAGGAACTGCTGGTGCGGTACTGTATCAACTATGAGACAGGGGAACATGAGTACTGGAAAGAGCAGCATGGTTGGAGAAAAGGCGGTATCCTGAATGCACTGAACAAGGACTGGCGAGATTGGGAATGGAGAACATATAACGATTATCCGAAATTGCAGGAGAAAGACGCCAACAGGATCAAAGAATTGATTAAACACAGAGCGTGGAACAACAGCCCGTGGGAGAGAATCAACGGATTGGAACATAGCTATAACAGCGAGATAAGGGAAAGATGTGAAACAAACCGGAAAATGAAACTCATGAACCTGATGAGAAAAGTTCCAGGTCGTCCGAAGAATCTAAGAGAATGGTTCTTTGAACAGGCAGCAGGAGAGGATTACATGTTCCGAAACAGGGAAACGAAAGAATTTGTCTGTACGAACTGCGGGGAATCCAGCTGGCCGGAAGAAATCAAACGACAGGATGGAGAAAAGAAGATCCGGCACAATGATATGGTATTCTGTCCTTCCTGTGGAAAACTGGTGCAGGCAAAGACAAGAACAGACCATATCGAACAGAAACGGAAGAGCTGCTATCTCATCCAGCCGGTAGATGAAGATACAAGCGTGCTTCGGATCATAGAAGCAAAGGTCGGATGGGATAATGGAAGACATTATGTAGAGCTTGGAGATGAAATCAGAATCTTATTGTACAAGGTCTACTCTAACAGAAAAACAAAGAAAACATACAAGATTTATTATGAGGACCATTGGGAAGGATGGACAAAAGGAAACCGGAAAAATTTAAGAGCAAGAGAAGGTTACTTGTATCCGGGAGAATTCGGCCAGATATTAGACGGGACCACTTACAGCGAAGCAACGAAAGTCCTGGAGTATCTATCAAAGATGGGAAAGGAACTGAACTACAACAGACTTGTGGCAGGGACGGGGCAGATGAAAAGAGATGGGCAGG